GGAAAAAATTTTATTAGAATCTAAGCAGGTTTTATTTGCTGTTAATAAAAATACTAATAAATTATATAATAACTTCGATAAATTTTATGGGAAATAAAAAAGCATTTATAACGGGTATAGCTGGTCAAGATGGTAGCTACTTAGCAGAGCATTTGTTATCATTAGGATATGATGTACATGGTATTGTTAGACGAAATTCAACACCTGAAAATCAACATAATAGAACTGAACACTTAAGTGAAAAAATAGGTTTTTATTATGGAGACTTATCTGATCAAGGTAGTCTAGAGAAATTATTAAGGGAAATAAAGCCAGACGAAATATATAATCTAGCAGCACAAAGTCACGTCAGAATTTCTTACGACATACCCCAATACACAGTACAAACCAATGCTCTGGGGGTTCTAAATATTTTAGAAGCATATAAAAATTCTTGCCCTGAAGCTAAATTTTACCAAGCCAGTTCTTCTGAGATGTTTGGTAACTCAATTGATGCTGATGGGTTTCAAAGAGAAACAACACCTATGCACCCGGTTAGTCCTTATGGATGTTCTAAGCTTTTTGGATATTCTATAGTAAGAAATTATAGAAATGCATATAAAATGCATGCATCTAATGGTATTTTATTTAATCATGAATCTCCCAGGCGCGGTTCTAATTTTGTTACTAACAAAGTTGTAAAAGGTGCTGTTAGAATAAAATTAGGCATTGATTCTAAATTAGAAATGGGAAATATGGATTCATCGAGGGATTGGGGTCACTCAAAAGATTACGTTAAGGCTATGCATTTAATATTAAACCACAGCAAGCCTGATGATTTCGTAGTTTCTACTATGGAAACACATACTGTAAGAGATATGGTTAACCATGTATTTAACAGCTTAAATTTAGATGTTGATAAATATGTTGTTCAAAATCAAAAACTTTTAAGACCAGAAGAATTGAATATGCTTAAAGGAGATTCTACTAAAATAAGAACAACTTTAGGATGGAAACCGGAATATTCATTCGAACAAATGTTAGATGAAGTGATTAACCATTGGATGGACTTATATAAAAAATAATGAAAACCTTAACTAAAATTATAATAGATTGATTTATAAATTTTTCTTTTAAAATAAATCAAATGATTCTAGATCAAACCACAACATATAACGGCGACCTTATTCATAAACGTTTTGCTTATGAATTTCTCAGAAAGAATGTATCACCAATCGGGGATTTAATTTGTTTCCGCGGTGCTATGAATGTAACTACTAACCTAATTGATCAAGAGGATCTCTTAGCTAAAGACTACATCTATAGCAATGATGCTATTAACTTCTGTTGGGAGATTCCTAACCTTTGTCCGTTTGGAGCAGTCGCCTTTCAACGTCTATTCAATACACAAATTGCTAATATCTTATCTGTTCGTTATATTCAGAAGCCAATTGAATTAAGAGGTGATGATCTAATTGTTCATGATGTCTTTACGGGCTCTGATGGCAAAGAACAAACCAAAGGCAAAGCTTCGGTCTCCATTACCTATTCAACTAATAATGTAGCTATTGGACACACCGGAATTAATATTGATGCTGGTAAAAGTGCGCCTAATTTTGCTTATTCTACTAATCTAACAGATGAACAGATTCTTCTCTTTATGAAAGATGTGGAAGCAGTATTCTATCATACCGTTCGTGATATTCAGATTGCTACTACTAAAGTTATTCTATAATGGAAGCAACTATTTTTGATTATATCAATTCAATCCTTTTCGATAAGAGATACATAGATGATATAAGGTATGAAGAAGGACAATTCAACGTTTTTATGTGTAATCGGTGGATTTCTATGTATAGCGACGTTTCTGCTGAAATTATTAACGAAACCACCAACAAATACTGGCCGACGTTAACTTCTAAAGAAGATCAATATAATTTTCTTTATAACATCTTTCCAAAATTTAAAAGAAAGCGTATTGAATATATCAAGAAGCATAAAGAGGATAAAACAGAAAAGAAAGAGACATTAGATATCGATAGATTATTAGCACAAAAATATCAGATCTCAAAAAGAGAAGTAGAATTATATAAAAATATCATGAGCTAAAATAAATAGAGTCATGAACTTCGCTTCTCTTTATGAACATTTAGTAGATTTATTTGGTGATGTGTTAAATGAAGGTTTAACACAAGATCCATACTATCAAACACATCAATTATATAAAGACATTGTTAAGTCATTTGAAGAGTCAAATGAAGGTATGAACGGATTACAGCGTTTACTTCATGATTATTTTCAGATGAAAATAGAGAAAAGAGATTCTGAAGATAGGGATGAATTAAATGCATTGCAAGATTCCTCTCTAGAAAAAATAAAATCTATTTTTATTCCTTGGGATGAAAAACGTTTCGAAAAGGAAAAATCAGATAAAGTTGATCCAGAATCGGAATATTCAAATGCAGAATACGAAGACCGCATTGATAAAGCTTTAGAAGTTCAAGCTATTGAAAAAGGAAAAGACAGAAGTGAAATTGATACACCGCTTATTAAAGATGCATTCTTAGAAATGCTGAGAACAGTATTTAAAACAGTAAAAGCAGCTCCACTTAAGGATTCAAAACCATTGTCACAACAATTATCTGGTGAGAAAGGAGATCTTCTAAACAAATTCAAAGAATATACAAAACAAAGAGATCAATTAAAGCAATTAAAGATGCAACTTAAATTAAAAGAGATTATGCCTGATTCTTTGAAAGATCAATTTCAAAAATATATAGAAGGTGATATCACGGAAAGAGATATGGTAGAAGCAATTAGAACATCTTAGTTGACTTATAAAAAAAGGGCATAATTAATAGTATGCCCGCTGAATTACCAACAGAGTTAGATAATTTAAAGAATACCAAAAGCCTCATTGACCTTGACGGTCATTCTGGAGGCTTTTTTGGTTTGGACGAATATAAACTTTCTTTTTTATTCGCAGATATTGTTTTAGTCGAAATGATTGATGAAGTAGAAGATGCACAAGGTTCTGCTATTCAACGCAATGGATTATTCATTCCTACTAATGCTGTAACTAAAGCATGGAGAAAGGCAAAAGTCGTCTTAACTGGACCAAGTGTTAAGTACTGTAAAGTTAATGACATTGTAGTATTTCCTAATGATAAAGGAGCTTCTGTATCTAATCTCGAAATTGATGGTTACGGTAAAGTCAAGAAAGGAATGTTCTTAAACGAAGAGAGACTTTTTGGTATTTGTAAGAAAATGTAATATATGGCAAGCTTTACTGAATTGAGAAATTTGTTGTTAGAAAATGTATTAGATATTCGCTTCTTAAGAAGAACACCAAAAGCGGGGGCTGGTTCAACCAGAAGAATGCTTTGTACCAATTCAACAAATTTACTTAATTCATATAATGGAAAAGTAATCTTAGGATATGTTGCGCCTACACAGTATCCTAAGTACGATCCACAAGCTGAAAACATAATTATTACATGGGATATTTTAATGCAAAACTATAGATGTATAAATGTTGATAATTGTACTGTAATTCAAAAACTACCCGCTAATGATGAATTTTGGAAATACTTCAATGAAAATGTTTATACCATGTCAACAGCACAAAAACTTAATTTCATGAGCACATGATAAACATACTAGAAACAAATTTAAATAACTTTCTTCAGAGAGACGTATCTTTTATGGTGAATAATAAAACCATAAAGAAAGGCAAATTATTATTATTCACCATAAAAGATTTCTACATTACCTTTTTATTAAAAGTGAATAATGAACAAAAAAAATTCGAATTGCCTTATCCTTTTTATAGTAATTCAAACGGATTAACTGCGGAGATGAATTACACCTTAAATGAAATATCTCATAATTGTGATCATCTTTATTTTAAATTAAAATCACTCACGCCGAAGACTAATGCTAAAATTTATGACAATGTAGTTTACATTGTTGGTGAGTGATCTCTTTCAGAAACACATTAAAATGACATCATGAATCTGATGTCATTTTTTCCTGATGGATATGAGCCGTTGCCGCAACAATTAGAAATTATTCCTAGAATCGAAAAGGCTTTCGAATCGGGAAAAAAATTTGTTATCTGTTGTGCACCTACCGGATCAGGAAAATCTTTCTTAGCTAAGACTCTAGCTAATAGTAGTTCTGTTTCTCCTACAGAATTTGTTAAGTCTATTGAATCTAATCAAGCATTTGCTATGGACCAATTCGGTGCTTATGTTGATCCTGATAATTGTACTGGTATGCCTACCTTTGGTGCGATTGCTTTGACTATTACAAAAACATTACAAGATCAATATGTAACCCTATTTGATGATTCAAAGGCATTGAGAGGTAAAGCAAATCATACGTGTGCTATTGATCCAAAATTCACAGTTGATATCGCACCTTGTATTTTTAATTCAGATTTAAAGCATGAATGCCAAGTAGCGAATAAATGCCCGTATTATAATTCTAGAAATGAAACATTGATTTCACAATTTGGTGTTCTTAATTACAGTATGTTTCTTTCGTTGCCTAATCATGTAAAGAAACGGGATTTTTTAATTTGTGACGAAGCTTCTGAATTAGAAGATGAATTAGTAAAAAGATTTACAAGAGAATTGAATTATAAGATTCTTAAGAAGATGGATATCTCTATCACATCTATTCCAATCAATAATTATACTAAGTTCAGAGCTTGGTTAGAGACATTTGTCGGAGACTTATCTGAAGAAGTTAATTCTTTGCGAGAGTCGATGAAGAAGAAGAAATCATCAACATCATTGTCAGATAGGCAAAAATTATCTTTATTCCAAAATCTACATATGTCTCTCAAGACTACTATTGATACTTGGGATGATTGTGAATATATTCTCGAGAAGACTAATGAAGCTATTACATTGAAACCTTTGCGTGTTGATAAGCTCTCCCAACACATCTTTAATTACGGTGATAAGATCTTATTAATGTCTGCTACCATTATTGATCATAAACATTTTGCTAAAACACTTGGAATCACAGATTATGAATACATTGAAGTAGATTCTACATTCTCACCAAAGAAAGCCCCAATCTTTTGTACAGGCAGAGTTAAATTGAATTATAAAAATTTAAAATCTTCTTTGCCTTATATTGCTAAGCAAGTTAAAAACCTTTGTGATCAACATAAAGATGTTAAAGGTGTAATCCATACACATACTATGGAAATTACTAATTACCTAAGGAGTCATTTGAATGATCCTAGGTTTATCTTCCGCGGAGAAGGAATGACTAATGAACAAATTCTCAAACAACATTTAGAAGATCCCTCGCCAACCATTCTTGTTTCTCCTTCATTAACATATGGTGTAGATTTAAAAGATGAATTAGCTAGATTCCAAATCTTAGTTAAAGCAGCATACATGCCATTGGGTGATGAAAGAATCAAAAGACTTTTCAAAGAAGATGGTCAATGGTATGTGAATAAGATGCTTAATAATCTCATCCAAGCCTGTGGTAGAGGTGTTCGATCCGTAGATGATTATTGTGTGACATATATATTGGACGGATGCATTGTGGATGCAGTCATTCAGAATAAAACTAGATTACCAAAGTACTTCTTGAAGCGGTTCAATTAAATATATGTGTGGAAATACAGACATTTCATTTTGAGATACGTGATATCATATCACAATTTATAGCTGCTTTTGATGATGTAGTTATAAATCGATATGATAAAAATCGTACTGCAAAATCAAATGTTAAAGTAAGATATGTTTATTCACCAAAAGAGAGAGTCTTATTTGATTTAGTCAATAAGGCTCAAAACATGACTTTACCCGTTATTGCGGTAAATGTAACTGGTATTGGCAGAGATGAAAATAGGTAAAAATCATGCCCATATAAACATGCCAGTTCCTATTGACATAAGTGTGTCAATGTCTATTTTAACAGAGTATCAAACAGATATGGATCAGATATTATCTAATTTCATTCCATATTCAAATCCTTATGTTGTAATAGCATGGAAAATACCCGATACAATGGGAACCAAAACAGTCCAAGAAATCAGATCACAAGTCCTGTGGTCCGGCGACATGGCCATGACTTATCCGACTGACACGACCAAAGCAGACAAATATCATATCGAAGCTACTACCACTTTTACTATTAAAGGTTGGTTGTTTCCAAAAGAAACGCCAAAGCAACAGAATGTCTTCTTCATAAAAACTAATTTTTCATCTGCACTATTAGAATGTGATAATTTTTATACAGCTAATTCACCCGCAGTTAAATTGCCTACACAACAAAATATAAAAACAGTAGTTTTCTCAGCGGCACCTGTTTGCACCTCTATATTTTTCCATGGAACCTTAATTGATGATGATTTTATTTTTCAGAAAGAAGAAGCTAGCTTTCCATTCATGTTATTGGGTAATAATTATGATCATACAACAGCAGTATTGTTGTCATCATCATCTACTATATTGTCATCCGCATTAACTGTTTTAAATTTTGATTATTATCCCCCCGTAAGTGCTTATAATTTGCCGTTATCTTGTTTTAAGATCATCAATAATTATACTATTGAGTTGAATCTTCCAGAATTGATTAGTAATGGTACATTTAACATAATCACTGCCAATAGAGCAGGGTGGAACACTTTTAGATATAATT